TTTTGTAAGTTTGTACATCATTTTTGTAAGTTTGTACATCATTTTTGTAAGTTTGTACATCATTTTTGTAAGTTTGTACATCATTTTTGTAAGTTTGTACATCATTTTTGTAAGTTTGTACATATGGATCCTCTGGAACTGCAGTAAACACAATATATATCCAGCAGGTTTTAAAACTTCAGTTAATTTATTTACAACAATTTCATTATTAAGATTCGGACTATAAACAAATGGACAAGTATTCATAATTATTAATGAATATTTTCCCTTCATTTATATCTAAATTTTCATCAAAATACTTTCTATAATTCACTTCATATGATTTCATAAATTCAGTGTCACTTAACCTATACAGTTCTGGTTGAGACATAAATTCTAATTCAATATCTTTGATATTTTTGCGTAAAATTTTCATTGAAACAACTTTTAAAAATATGTCAGTATCATCTTTTTTTGGATGACATAATACTAAAACTTTTTCTGTAGCATTTTCTTGCAACGTTTTATTATAAACAAATTCCATTATATATTTATTAAAGAAATTATATATTTATCAAAGAAAATTGAATAAAAATTATTATACAATAATACGTATATAATAAATATATAAAATGGAATTAGTAACAGAGCCAGACTTATACATGCCTAGTATTGATAATATAGGTAATTATATAGATAAAATTCCATCATTCAATAATTTGAAACATGGAATAAGATGTCCTTGTGGAAGTAGAAAAGACAAAACTTATGATACACATGGTGTATTTTCAACACATATCAAAACAAAAACACATCAAAAATGGCTTAATAATTTGAATCTAAACAAGGCAAATTATTATATAGAAAATGAAAATCTGAAAACAACAATACAGAATCAAAGATTGATCATAGCAAAATTAGAAAAAGAAGTTCAAAACAAATCAATGACAATTGATTATCTGACAAGACAGCTCACGAATAATAACAACCCAATAGATTTAATGAATTTTGATTGATTATAATATTTTAAATAATAATACAATACATTATTTAAAATATGAATTTCGCTTCATGAGAGTTTCGATCTCTCGACCTTATGGTAGCCTATATCACTAAAAAAGTGATTTAACAGCCATTTGAGCGGAAATATTAATTTCCAACGCTCTACCAACTGAGCTAACGAAGCATTTATGATATAAAAATCATATTTTTGAAGTAAACAATTATGTTACTTGAATAAATATATTATATTTTTTTTATATCATTTTTTTAATAATATATATCAATGTCCCCCCAGGTCTTACTGGGACTCGAACCCAGGTTAGGGGATTCAAAGTCCCCGGTTCTAACCACTACACTATAAGACCTGAATATTTTTTATTTTATAAAATAACCATGTAAAAATGCACTAGATGAGATTCGAACTCATGACATTCAGCTCATAAGACTGACGCTCTAACCAACTGAGCTACAAGTGCAAAATTACTTTATGTAGTTATATACAATATATACAAGAGTAGCTAGGCCCACTATCATAATAACATAGATATCTTTATATGATTTTTTATATAACATACTTATATTTCCCTAACAAAACAAATATGTCCATTTCTAGTATATTCGGGATATAAACAAACAGGGGTTAAATGATGTGGTAGATGTTCATCTTCACCACATAAAAACGCTATTTTATTAGAAGGATAATTTTGTTTTAAGATATCAATCAATATATGTTGATGTTGATTTGATTTCTCTTTATGTAAACTAGAGTATATTATCATGTCATATTTTTTATTTTTAATGTTATTGATAATTTCTTCTTGACTATATTCATTATAATATTGATCCCTGTCCAATAATCTAGTATATGTAAATCCTCTACCATGTAATCGTTTGAAATCTATAAACTGTGTTTCATTACAATTTTTATAAATATATGGAAGAATCGGATATTCTTCACATTTTTTTCCAAATATTTGCTTGAGTCCATGTAACGTTAAACATCTTAAATAATCAGCATCAGCAGGATTACAAATATATAATATATTACTATCACTCGACAAATTAGTATTTTCAATAATATAATGACCTAATGTTTTTGTAGTCAGATGAGATCTTGTATATTCCAATAGTATTTGAATATATTTTTTACATTCATCTAATTCATCTTTTGTCATTTGACCTATCATGTTATTTTTGTTGACATTATATTTTTTCATTAAAGAATGAAATATTTTGTTGGTTTTCAAAATAATATCTTTTGGAAAATTAAAAAGACGTTTTTCAGGACATTTTTCTAGATTTTCAAAATAAGGTATGCATCCACATGCTAAAATTTCATAATGTCTCATACAATCCCAACCACCTTTTTTTTTAGTTATAGCAAACAATGAATTTTTATAACCATTATAGTAATCTATTTCATAATCATAAATATAAGTCCCTTCTCCAACACCAACTGGTATATAATTAGCAAGTATAAATGTTTTGTTTGGGATATCTGAGACAATCTTTTCTTCAGGTATAGAAAATGAAATAGGAAACAAATTGTTCATATAAATCAATATAAACTAATATTGTTTTATATATTTATATCGATTCAAAAATGAATATAGCATTTTGGGATAATCAATTATATTATGGTGAAACTAGTAACACTCTCTATGACTACGCTAATTATAATGAAACAATATTAGGAAATAGATCCTTTATTTTTTATGAAAAAAATCATCCATTCAATGATGAAAGAGTAATCGAAAAATTCAAAAAACGATTTGAATTCGTTCATGAATCAAAAGATTTTAAAGAAGTAGATGAATTATTATTAAAAAATAATATTGAAATTATTTACATAATAAAAGGAGGTGAAAAAGATAATCGCATAAGTAAAGTAGCAAAAAATTGTATACATTGTGTTTTAAATTGCAATGACCCCCATGGAGATATATACACATCTATATCTCCATGGGTAAAAGGCAACAGTGGAAAATATCCGGTTGTTCCCCATATGATAAATCTTCCAAATCATGATTCAAATATGAGAGAAGAACTTAATATACCAAAAAATGCAATAGTTTTTGGTGGTTATGGTGGAAAACATAGTTTTGATATACAATTTGCTCAATATGTAGTATATAATATTGCAAAAAATAATCAACATATTTATTTTTTATTTGCAAACTTTGTACAATTTTGTCCAAGTTTACCGAATATTATTCATCTACCATTAATAACAGACTTAGATGAAAAGGTAAAATTTATTAATACAGTAGATGCAATGATATATGCACGAGCAATGGGTGAAACATTTGGAATATCAATAGGAGAATTTTCGTCTAAAAATAAACCAATTATAGCATCAAAAACTGGAAGTGACTTAGGTCATGTTCATATATTAAAAGACAAAGCATTATGGTATAATGATGCAAATAGTCTAGTAAGTATTTTGTTAAGTTTTAATCCAGAAATTGAGAAAAAAAAAGATTGGAATGCATTTGATGAATATACACCAGACAAAGTAATAAAAATATTTAAAAAAGTGTATTTAGATAGATTCATGGAATCAAAACCATCAAAAACGTCAATCAAATATTATTTAATACATAATTATTTGGAGCCAGAACGAAAAGAAATTATGACAAATGAATTTAAAAAATGGGGATTTGATTTGAATAATATAAAATGGATGGAACATCCAAATAAAGATGAAATAACCGAAGAAATGATAAATCAGTTAGTTATACAATTTCCATCATACACAAGTAATATATTAGTATATCCATCTAGAATGATATTAAGAAAAGGTTGTATTTCGTGTACATATAAACATTATTTATCTTTGAAGGATATAATAGATAATAACTATGACTATGGTATTATAATGGAAGATAATATATATTTTACAGATAATATACCAAAATTAGTAGATAAATATATAGAACAACTTGATAATTATGGTGAGTGGGATATACTTTTTGATTGTAATTGGACAAAATACATGGAAGGAGAGATAAAACCAGGATTATTAGTATATCCTAAAACAAATGATATAACAAATCAATGTCATGGTGGAACAAAGGCTGCATCTTTTTATTTGATAACCAAAAAATGTGCAAAAAAATTATATGAAAATTATATTCCATTTAATAATTCACCTGATTGGTGGATGAATGATTTATTTCGAAAATTAAATATAAAGAGTTTTTGGGTTGAACCATCAGTAGCTCTAATGCGACCACATAAATCAAGTGTTGGTTTAGATCGATAAAATGAAAAAATTGAATAATATATTTATCATTAATAATAATAATAATATTAATAATCAAAAATGTCACAAGCAAAGATCGAAACAATCTATTCAACTGAATATATTCATTTTATCAAAACATTTATAATAAATGCTTGCTATATGGAATATTGTAATGAGATATACGAAAAATCATGTTTATTAACAGCACATGAAATCCATAATGATTATAAAACATTATTAGAATCAAACACAACCAACAAAGAAATATGGGAAAAAATATTCAACAAAAACCATGATTTGATTCGATATTATTTACATTTAACAACCAATTTTCAAAATATACTAAACGAACTCAACATTGTTCAATATAATCAAACCCAATTAGCAAATGTATATGTACAAAAAACATTTCAAGAATTCATAGATGTAATAGAAGAACAAAAAAAGCAATATAATAATACTGATAATAAATTTATGGTTTCAATGAAAAACAAAAATTTCAAAGATAAGATCATTGAATTATATCAAAAAGAATCATATAAAAATACAATAAAAAACCATCTTATATATATTATAAAATTACATATATTAAAACAATTAGGTAAAACACGATTCTTAACAGATGAAGAACAAACTGATATTGATGTAATGATAAACGCAGTTCCCTATTTCGAACATTTATCAGAAAATGGCTGGACAATAGAAGAAATAAATTTAGGTACTATTTATCATGGTATTGATACAACGCCAAAACTATATTTGTTTAGAACAGTTGAATTACGTGTATTACAACAAATCAATAAAATATTTTGAATATGTTTCAACTTTATAATATTAATATTATTATATAATGTCTAGTCGTAAAAAAAAAAGTAGTGAATTAAAAGTATCTAATGATTGTTCAGATAAAAATGGAAATCCTTTATCAGGTGATAAACTTTGGGCAGCAAATATACATAATTGGGTTACATCAAAAGAAATAGATCTAGAAAATATAAATAATTTAAATGAAATTAATATTGACGATTTTAGAAATCATAAAATTAAAAGTACAGAAACGATTATGATAGTCAAAAATAATAATATAGAAGGTTTTGGAAAATTTTCGAATTTTAATAATGCAACTAAAGTATTGAGTTTTCGACCTTATATAAGTAGTGATAAATTATTGGATTATGAAAATTATACCATCAATGTTCAATGTGAAGGAACTTTTAAAACTAATGAATCTTTTAAATTTTTCAAACTTAATATTATTAGTAGAGGTGGTAGACTAATGAAAAAAAATAGAAAAACAAAAAAGAGATCAAGAAAAATATAAAATGTTTAGAATATCACTATCAAAAATATATCATATATTATAAAAATAATAATACAAAATAGTATAATTGTATATTTTTTATTGTCAATAGAAAATATATACGAAATAAAAAGAAACTAATGAATAAAAATGAAATTATAACAAAACAGAATCATATAAAATTAATATCACAAGGAGCATATGGTTGTGTATTTAAAAACGTAGATGAAAATAAAAAAAAATTCAAAGAAGATTATATAATAAAAATACAAAAAAAAGAAGAAACATCAGAAAATGAGACATTAATAGGAAAAAAAATAATGACTATAAAAAATTATAAAAATTATTTCGCACCAATATTAGAAATTGAAAATATAAATATAAACTTTTTAGATGATGAAGACCTTGATCAATGTGATATTATTCATAACAATAAAGATCCAAACGCAAAATATGAATCTGAAAAAATAAAATATATAGGAAAAGATACAATATTAAAATATTATATGAAACTATTATCAAATTATAAATTTATTAATATATTTATAGAAAATAATATTATATTATTAGAAGCGTTAGAAAAATTAGAATCAGCACAAATTATTCATTATGATTTGAAAGACAATAACGTAATGATACAAGATAGTGATAAACGACCAATTATAATCGATTTTGGTTTATCAATTGATGTCACAAAGCCAATGGAAAGTTATTTTTATAGTTATTATACAAAATATGGACCATGGTGTATTGATATTATTTTTTTATCATATATGGTAAATGAAGTAGGAAAAGATTGGAAAACAAAATCAATAACAGCTAATAATATAAAAATTATAATAAATGATTTTTTTGAAAATAATCCAATTAACACAAAATTATTGATTCAAGATGAGCGTAATATTTGGAAAACAAAATTAATAAATTATTTTAATGTATTTATAAACAAACCATGGAAAACATTATATGATGAATTAGTCAAATACTGCTTTACTTGGGATAATTATAGTATCATTGTTATGTATTTGTTTTTATTTTATGATTTAGAATTAATAAAACATTCATCTAATACATTCTTGAATGATTACATAAATTTATTAAAAACGAATATGATGACAACACCAAATGAGAGAACAACTCCAACCATTTTAAAACAAAAAATATTAAAATTATTCAAATCGATTCAAAGAATCAAGGTAAAAGATTTGAAAAAAATATTAGTAGAACAATATAGTACGAAAGATGGGATCCAAAAAATAGAGAAAAATATGGCAATATCGATAATAGATGATAAAAAAAATAATCAAATAGTATATAAAAATCAATAAAACCCACAAATATAATTTTCTAAAATATCATACCGTTTATTATTCAAAATGAAACGAACATTATCATATGTATTCTGTGATTTGTTGTTTTTTATATATTTCAATAAATCACAGAATACATATAAGAGACCATTCGATAATCCCGATAAAACATAGACATTATCAACTGGCTCAATTATTTCTTGTTTTGATAAATTCCAAAACACGAAAATTGGTAAACTAAGTCCATATTTCGAAAAAGGTTTTTTGAATGAATCTATATTGATATCATGAAAATTACTGAAAAATATTAATTTCATTTTTTCTACAAATCGGTTCGTAGAATTCGACTGTAATAGAGAATATACAATCAATTCCATTGCATCATTTATATTTATCAACGTATTTGTTCTAGAAAAAATAGAATTATGAATGTTCTCAATTATATCAATAAAATCCGTTTCAGAATCAATAACTATCCAGGTAGGTTGATAATCAACCATTAAAATACGCTTACCAAAACTACTTCTTTCGGCAATCAAAACCGAATAACCAATGGCACTATAAAAGGATTCAGAGTCATTGGATTGCATATAAAAAGAACTATCAATAATAGGTAAAACATTATCGAATTCATTTATACAAATTGTTTTTGAGAACATTTTCCATTGTTTATTTAAAAGATCTTTTTGAGAATCATTATCACTGGATTTCAATAACCGATATGCTTCCTTTACAAAAAAAGCAACCGGATAAGAATTCGATAAATATTTATTAAATAAACCATAATATTGAGAACTATTTTTATCATTTTCGAAATGTTCTCGAATTTTCTTAGAACAGACTTGATATTTTTCTGATTTTCCAAATATCAAAGATCTTTGTTTCATCAAAGTATAACAAGGGATGTTCTTAGGGTCGATTTCATTCCAATTTTGAGAACATTGTTTAATTTCGGTAGTATCCAAGGCCTTGTTTAATAAACTAACTCTACGACGATATATGCGTATTTCTTTTAAAATAGCCTTCGAATAAAAACTACTAACGTTATTTAATAAAAAAGGTTTATTAGTTTTGGTCCAATCGAGAACAAGCATATTGAATAACCAATGAAATTTCTTATATTCTCTAGGAATCCATTTTGAAACATTCGAAATATGATTACGAGAACGAGCATGAATTGAGAACCGCCATGTTTCATAATCTGTTTTTAATTGTGAATTCATCAAACTTATGCAATATTGAATCAATCCATGGTTCTCCTTTTTCGGTGAATTTTTACGAATATATTCACATAAATATTTTATATCACGCCAAGAACCATATGGAATATTCAATATATCATTCGGTTGTACAAAACGATGCACGGCATAAATAGCCAAAATCGGATAAACATCATAAAAAACCATCAATAGCATATAAGAAATATCATGTTCTCCCTTTCCAAAATATATATCTCTGGTATGACCTATCATTCTATAAAATAAAACTAAATATTCAATGAATCCAGGATCTTTTTGTATGTTTTTTTTTAAAAGATGGAGAACATCGGATAATTTTTTAGATAATTCGACATTAATCCATGTATTTTTTTTAATTAAATTAAAATAAAAAAAAACAATTTGATCTTGGAAAAATTGGTGAAAATCAAATGTTTTCAATGTTGGAAACTGGTTCTCATCATCGATATCAAAATCAATCATAATATTAATAAATATATATTTTGTTATCTATATTGTTTTATTATATGATAACAGGTCTCGCCTTACGTGTCTTGTTTTTGGTTTTATAACTATCCGAATATTCAATAGTATCAGTTGAAATTTTCACTTTTTTAGTACCTTTTTTATTACCTTTATTGGGATGTTCTCGATCTTGATTTTTTGAATCAAAATTCGAATCACTTTTCAATATAGATTTCATACTTTTACGGTTTTTTGTACTGATAGTTTCGACTTCTTGAAAAATAAAATAAAGACAATTGATTCCATGAAAAATAAAAATAGAAGGACTGAAAACGATTTCATCAAAAAAAGATATATTTTTAAGTATTTTTTGAGAACTTGGATCAGGTTCTCCATTAATAAACGTTTGAATATGTTCAGGTTCTAATTCTATGTGGTATTGTAGAATATCGATAAGTTTATATCTTGAATTAAGTGTTTTTATTTTTTTATTTTGGATAATTTGTAGGAGTTTTTCTTTGTTTAATAGAGAACCAATGGAAACAACTTCTAAATCGTATTTTTCACATAGGATTTTATCAATATATTGATTTTGATTAATATAAATGAAATACATATTAATAATTTCCATAGGTTCTCGATAATAGTTTTTTTGAATGTTTTGAATACGTTCTTGTTCAGTAATCCATGACATATCTAAATCATCGTCATCCATAATTTGTATTATAATTGTTGTTATATTTGTATTTTTCATAATAAACTAATAACAAAAAACAATTTAAAAAATATACATAATATATATTGTCTCGAAACAGCAGAATTAAATGATGTATAAACCATGAAAAAATATCTAATATAATGGGTTCTAATGGATAAAAACATTAGAAAATTATGTTGTTCATGAATTACATCTAAAACTAATCCAATTATACTTTAAAGTAAATTTTCTTGGATTAATTTTATTCGAGACAGCGATTGATATAATCAATCAACGGGTAAAAAAACATTGTTTTTTTGATGATATCCAATACGGATATTATCAAATATTATAAATATCAAATACGAATATAAAAAGCATCACCCCATCTATATTCACCACACCATTTTGTCTCGACTCTTTTTAAACCAAATTTTTCCAAATATTCATCGAGTTCATCTATAAGAGCACACTCCTTATAAACATAATCAGAATTAACTTCAGTATAAATATAATCAATATTTGGTAGATATTCTTCCATTCCCTTCAATGCTTTCAATTCAGCACCTTGAATATCTAAATTAATAAAATTATATGGAATATCATAATTACATATGATATCCTTTAATAGTTTGGTTTCACAAGTAAAAGAATCAGTATACCAAACCTGTGGGTGAAAATATTGATGTAAACCAAATTCTAAAATGGATGATGATTGACCATTATTAGAACGGTTGAATTTTATGGTTTCGATTTTATCTGAAACTACAGCTTGTTCAATCAAAATATTATCGAAACACTGTTTGGATAAATCAACTTTATCTTGTAAAGCTTCTATCCATAATATTTTGTCTCTAGAAATATATTTTTCATAAGAATGAATTTCTTCACATTCATGTGCACCAACATGTAAAATACCTTTGAAATTGATATTATATTTTCGAATAAGAAAATCGAGATCGATTAACATATAAATATCAATAAAAATAATCTATATATTATTTTTTCAATATAGATTTTATTTATTAATAGTGTAAAAGCTCATAAATAATATGATATGTAAATAATTTAAAGTTTAAATATTTTGATTATTTAAGAGTAAAATATATGCCTTCTCTTAATGAGAATTTTTTATTAGAATTACAAGATGATTATACAAAATATACTTGTTTTATTGAAACTGGAACTTTTATTGGTGAAACAATTTTTGCATTAGAACCTTATTTTAAAAAATTATACACTATTGAATTCAGTGAAAAATATTATAATACCACAAAAAATAATTACAATGGTGATAAAATAAATTTTATTTTAGGTGATAGTAGTATTGAATTTATTAATTTATTACCAAAAATTATTGAAAAATGTATATTTTTTTTAGATGGTCATTGGAGTTCAGGTGACACAGGAAAAAGTGAAAAAGACTGCCCTTTAGATGAAGAAATTACACATATTAATAATTTATTTAAAAATGAGGGTATAATTATTATCGACGATTTTAGACTATTTGGATTGTCTAAAGAAAATGGTATGAATGAAGACTGGAGTAAAATCAATAAAGATAATTTATTGAATATTTTAAAATTACGTATAAATAAAGTATATCATTTAGATAGCACACATTGTAAAGATGATAGACTGATAATTCATATAAATGCAAAATGATGTAAATATAACAATACAATAAAATTGTTATATTTCAATACTATTGATAGTATCTATTAATTTTTTTTCACAAATTTCCATTGATAAATTTTCTAATATATATTCACGTGGCCTATAATTTTCAATATTTAAAATAAATTTATTGAATATATCTTCAAAATTATTAGAATCATAAAAATATTCACCACAACGTTCATCCCAATATGGTATTGTTGTAGCGGATATATCACTATAATTACAACCATATTCTTGATTCATAGATCTAACACTCCAAACTAATAACGGTACATTACATGATAATGCTTCTTGTAAAGCAAAACCTTGACTTTCATGACAACCTATCCATATACCATATTTCGATTCATGTAAATAATTAATATAATCAATTTCATCATAACGCGAATTATATGAAAAAAATTTATATTCAACATTAATAGAATTTAAATAATTCGTAACAAAATAAAATTCATCTGGATTTCTAGATTTATAATAAACTAACACTTTATTTCTTTGTTGTATTTTTTTGATTTCATTAAATCTATCAGTATCGACACCAAACGGTATTTTTACAAAATTCATATCTTGGCATATTTGATAATTATTCCAAAAATCAATGACCCAATCACTGAGTAAATTAAAAACAGCATTTTTACCTTTAACTAAATTCAAAGTATTATTAGGAAACACAAAAAATTGTGGACCAAATATAAATTTAGTATTTGGATATTTTGAAACATCAATAGGTAAAGATATACTCAATACACAATTAAAAGTAGATAAATCATAATTATATAATTCATCAATGGAATTAATTATAGTAACTTCAATGTTTTTATAATTTCTTATAGCTATATTATTTTTATTATGTACATTATAACATAGATATAATACTTTCATAATAGTAATAATATTATATGTTTATATATATAAACATATAAATTATATATAAACATATAAATAATTTTTATAATGGTTGAAAAAACCGCAATAATTGATATTAAAAACCAAGACATTGGATTGAAAATATTATTCCCAGAAGCAGATTATTTTATATTAGAAGAAGAATTTGATAGAACACGGATCAATACAAAATATAATATAACACCAATAATTCATAACAAACATGTAAACATATATGAATATATTACAAACAATAAATACGATAATTTATTTATAATTATTCCGTTATATGACGCATTAGAAATATATGATAATAAATTAAATAGTTTTTTTAAAAAAAACATACATAATTATTTATTAGAAATAATTAATTTGATAAATTCAAATGATTTTAATAATATATCTATTTTTGATAATTATGATTATGATTATGATCCAAACATAATATTTGATAAAGAATTGGTAAAAGAAAAACGTATAAAATTTTTTAAAAGAAATTATAATAAAGATAAAAAATATATTTCAAATGTTTATCCATTTCCATATATTATTTTTGGGCATCAATGTAATATAGAAATGATAACAGATTTATTTTATAAAAATACATTAATACAAAATAAAGTTAGTCGAATATTTTTTTCTGGTACTCCATTTATACATGTAGATAATGAATATGGAATAATACGTAATAGAAGAGAAATGATTATGAATATACAGAATAAAATAAATATATATAATCCTGGTCAATTACCACATGAATTATTTATGAATGAAATGATAAATTCAAAATATTCATTGGACTTATTAGGTGTAGGTGATCCAAATATAAGAACTTTTGAAATATTATGGAGTGGTTCTTTAAGAATAGGACAACGATCAAATTCAAAATGGACATTTGATGATGAATTTTGTGAAGAAACAATATTTGATAATGAAAATGATTTATTAGAAAAAATAATAAAACTTGAAAATGATCCAGAATTATATAAAAATTGCATAGATAAACAAAATGAAATAGTTAAAAAATATATGAATATTGATATTTTACGAAATTATATAAAACAAAAAATTGAAACCGTTTTTTAGAAATAAAATACATCATAAAATCCAATGATTCCAACGGAACAAAATATTCATCAAATATTTTTACGAGAATATCGAAAACAATTACGGAACTTTTTATTGACGACCCGTTTTAACAATAGTACATGGAATGAAAACGTACAATATAGAAAATCACATTCAAAATTCGGTTGTATATATTGTTCTCCATCTCTAGTATCACAAGCAATACCACCCGAATCAGTAATGTTTATTTTAGAAATGAATAATGATACAAATAAAATAATGGGAATAGGATTAGTCAGAAATCATGCAGCCATAAATCAATATACTGTATATGAAGAAGGAAATTATAATCGTTTTGTTTATACAGGTAAAACAAGAATAGATCGTGAAGATATGACAGAACAAGAGGAACAAGTAATGAAAATATTCGATATTTTATGTTTTACAGGGAATCGTCATATGAAACGTGGACAAGGATTAAAATCGTTCCCAATTGATATGCTTTATAGATGTAGTAAAAGAATTGATTTAGTTAAATTCATAAGTGAAATGTTTAAAACACGATTATCAAAATCCCAAATCAATCAAAACCAAAACCAAAACCAAAACCAAAATAATCAAACTTGAATAAAAATATATAAATGATTTGTATATCAATTATATAAATAAAATGAATTCAAAAAAAAAATTGGAAGAAGAATTATATAATATAAATGATTATACAGATGAAGAATTATATGAAATATTAGATTTATTAAATCCAACTGACAGAGAATTAGAAGCAAAAATAATATTTTTTGTTAAAAAATATGAAAATATAGGAACAGAATCAAGTACAAAAATAGCAAAATTTTTTGAAGATATATATTATCATTTTTTTGATACAGATGAATATCAAGAAGGATACGAAGAAGGATATACAGACAAAGACAATACAATAGAAGGTTTTGAAAATATAAAGACATTATATTCAGACGAAGCAAATAAAAATTATGTTTCTAATGATTATAAACCACCAAACGGAAATACAGCATCATCTGGTAATACAATAACGCCTAGTAAACCTGTGGCAAATGAGAACAGAAATGAAAATGTGGTTTTCACAACAAACTTAGAATATACAAAGGATCCATTAAACCCATTATTAAAACAAACAACAACTAGAATAATAAGTATAGATAGTCAATATAGAGACGATAAAAAATCATTAACTACGGATTTTTCATGTGAATTATCAGAACCATTAAGAGATGTAGTATCAATGAAATTATATTCGTTTCAAATACCTTATACATGGTACACAATATCAAAAGGATATGGATGTAATTTTTTTTATTTAAAAGGAAATACGGATGGAATAAATAGTGAAATTCATGATATATCTTTTTCTATAAATCCAGGAAATTATACTCCGAATGAATTAGCTACATCTGTACAAGCATCAATAATAAATGCTAGAAATATTTATACAGATATTAGTTTTGGAAATACAAATATAAGTTATAATTCAAATACATCTTTATCAACATTGAAAATTGATATTAAAAATCAATATAATGAAAATGGATATTATATGAATTTTCCATATTTTACAACTCCTTATAGAAATGATATATCAAGAAATGACAGTATCCCAGCATTTTTTGGATTTGAAACTACTAATTACAATACAAATTCAATAAAATCAACGTATAGTTTACCATTGATCAATGATCCAATAAATATAATAAATGATAATATTAATGAATATTATATAGACAGTACTAATAATTATTTTACAGTTGTAAAATATATTGGAATTGATGAATATAATAGTAATTCAATTATAGATACTTCATTCAATGTTTATTTTACATTACCAGTACCAGGTAGATATAGTAGAAATACTTTAATAAATGATATAAGCAATGCAATACATAATTGTATTTATTTAGATAATACTTATTTAATAGGATCTTCAATTAAAAGAATAAATATAGATCCAAGTAATAATATAAATCCACCAGATAATCCTGTTCCACCTGATAATAATAATATTATTTATGTAAATATACCAAATAATTCTTATTTCGAATTAAAAATAAAACCAAATCGGTTTACTACAAAAAATGTGAATAATTCTAAAATGGTAATAATATTTCCAACCGAAGATCCATCAAGATCGCCTAATTTTAAGTCGCCATATTTTGTATGGAGAGGAAATTCTTCATGTTTTCGATTTAATGAATCAGTTAATGAATTAAATACAATTTATGCAGAATATCCATTAGTGAAAGAGCCACAAGAATTTATAATTGATGATAGTGTTAAAATATATTTGAAATGTTCTCAACCTGGTTTTGATATATCAAAAAATGATATTATAATAAATATTTCACCAAAAATAAGTACAATAAATAATATTGATTTTATTGCATATACTAAAAATGATTATATTGATGCATTGAATTATGGTATTCAAGCAGCTGATATTTTATATAATGGGAGTTTAAAAAGTAATATAATTGGTGGAACACAAGCATACATTGACGATAATGGTTTTTTTAAATTACATTTAGATATTGAAACAACTTTCAATGAAAATACATATTATATGGATCTAACAAATTCAATATTCAATAGTAATAATATTTATTTAAATAATAATGGAAGTACATTACTAACAGATTTAACAAAAACATATTCTACTATTGTAAATTTTGGTGCTATAAATGTAACAACAGATACAATATTAGCAGTAATATATCCAACACCTAATACAGATTATGGTAATAAAAATGATATTACATACATAATTAAATTTCCTCAAAATAAAACTTATACAGATTATGTATTTTTTGAAAATGATGTGAATTACATTTTTAATAATTTTATAGATGAAATATCAAATAGAGCAATTTTTGCAGGAACACATTTATCACATATAATAACTCAAAATGGATATCAAATAACAATTACTATAAAAATAGCTAAAAAATTAGTTGCTAAAAATTATAGTATAAATTTTATAGATACAAATTCTACTAATGCCTCATGGCGTAATTATTTATTTATTGATACAAATATGTATAATAAATTTTATAATTTTACTGAAGCATTTTCAAATTCTGGTATTTCTATAATAAAAAATAATTCAGGTGTAGAAATATTATATATAGATAATTCAAATGAGATAACAATTAAAGGAATAACACCTATTATAGATAGATATATAAATATATCTAAGAATATAAATAATATAATTAATTTCATTACATATGAAGAAGGACTAAAAACAACAACAGGTACAAATGATTTAACAATTGATGTATTGAAAGATATGAATGCAAATAATTATCTATTTACAGTAAATGGATTGATAAAAAAAATAAATACACAATTTGATAATAATGAATATTTTAAAGGTTCTAAAATTTCAACATATTATATTGGAAATTTTCAATATTTAAAAATTCGAATGAATGTAAATAGAATATACACAGCAAAAGATTATAATTTGGTATTTTATGATGAATATAGTTTTGTAAGATGTAATATAGGATCAACAAGTGTGCAAAATACAACATGGGATACAACATTAGGTTGGATATTAGGATTTCGAAATACTACAATTTATATATTAACTGAATTTGAATCAAATGAAAATATAATAATAATAGTAGGCGATACAGGTGTATGTACAAATTTATACAATTATTTTTTATTATGCTTGGATGATTATAATCAAAATCATTTAAACGATGGACTAGTAACAATTGCAAATAGAGAAACTTCTATAAGTTTACCTTCATATGCAAATCCAAGTAATAGAACATGCGATCCAGTAACTGGACAATTAACATATAATACATCAGTATCTACTGATAATAAAAAATTAAATGCAAATCAAATTTATGCATTAACAGAAATAGGTAATAGTCAATATAGCACAGAAACTACTGGTTCATCTATAAGTTCAAAAAGTTATGGAAATAGTCCATCTGCAAAAGATGTAATAGCAATATTACCAATGAAAGTAGCAGGTCTACAAAATGGTGGTTCATATATGGAATTTGGTGGTACTTTACAAAATCAAGGAAGAAGTTATTTCGGTCCAGTTAATATTCGTAAATTAGCAGTTTCTTTATTGAGTGATCGTGGTAATAAAGTAGATTTAAATAATGCAAATTGGTCATTTTCACTAGTTGTTGAATCATTGAATAAATTAAAACCAACAAAATAAATATATAATATATATATGTTTGATAATATAGAAAAAAAAACGTATTTAAATATGGATATTATAGATATAATTGGATGGAATGGACCATTGATAATATTTATTATTAGCATAATGAATTTTTGGAAACAAAAATATATATATGGATATTTAGTTTTTTATATAATCAATATTTTTATAAATAATTTACTGAAAATAACAATAAAAGAAAATAGACCAAACAATAATAATATAATAAAAGAAAAAAATACAGACATTAATAGATATGGTATGCCATAATATAATGCACAAACTGTATTTTTATCCTTGATTTTTTT